GAGGAAATCGCCACGATGCTCCGCCGTCACTGGCCGGTCGATGAACAGACGTCATTGCGGATCGCGGTCGGCAGCGGCGGATGTGTCCGGGCCGCGCTGGCAGATCTGGAATCCTGGCTGGATGCGGAGGGGCTATCATGAAGGCCCGAATCCATCAGATCACCTTCGACCGCTGTGGTCGTCTCGCCCGCGCAGTCTTCCGCTACCGGTCACCCGACATGCGGCGGGAAACACCGGTCACCGTCGAATGGCGCGACGTGGCCGGCAGCCGCGAATGGTTTGCCCTCGGATGGTGCCCGCCGGATGCGTGGAAAGCGATCCTCCCACTGCTTGCGCAAGTCACCCATGCCGTTGACACCATCCAAAGCGACGATGACGGATGATTCTCCCAAGGCCCGCACACTCGCCAATGGCATCGAAGTCTGGTGCAGTTTTGATAAACTCGTGCCGGTGGGCGAACTGAAACCCAATCCGCGCAACCCGAACACGCACCCGCAGCGGCAGATCGAACTGCTCGCCAAAAACATCCGCTACTTCGGATGGCGGCAGACGATCACCGTTTCCAATCTCACAGGCCTGATCGTTTCCGGTCACGGTCGCCTGATGGCCGCCAAGCACCTCGGTGTCGAGGTCGTGCCTGTGGACTATCAGGATTTCGCCAGCGAGAACGATGAACTTGCCGTGCTGGTCGCTGACAACCGGCTGGCCGAACTTTCCACGGTCGATCTCAACGAACTCGAAAAAATCGCCAGCGAGTGGAAAGCCATCGACTTCGATACGATCCTCGCTGGCTTCGAGCCTGCCGACATCGAGGGCCTGCTCAATCCGGGCGGCAATGACGATGACGAGGATGACGACGACCGCCACGACAAGGAACTCGACAAGAGCGACGTCACTGTCGCGGTCGGCCTCTACCGGTTCCGCATCACTCAGGATGAATTCATCGCGTGGTGTGACCGCGTGAAACAGGACGCCGGCTTCGACAAGGAAAGCGTGCTCAACGAAATCCGCAGCCGCCTCGGACTATGAACATCACCCTCGAATCCATCGACGCGGTGCGTCCCAGCACCTACAATCCACGGTCGGCGGTTGCCGAGCGTCTTGACCTGATCGAACTGTCGCTTCGCAAGCTCGGTTTCATCGCGCCGATCTTCGCTGACTCGGACGGCGAGATTCTTTCCGGCCACCAGCGCCACCTCGTCGCATCGCGCATGGGTGCCACGCACGTTCCTGTTTCCCGGACCAAGGCGCTCGACCTCGACCAGCGCAAGGCGCTCAACATCGTGTTCAACCGGGCGACCAACGATTTCGATTTCAACAGCACACCGGGCAGGGTCACCAGTGAGTTGCAATCACTGGACATTCAGGCTCTCGCCGCTCGGATTCCCGACAAAGAGGTCGGCAGTGATGGATTCCTGCGCTGCCTCAAGCCTGCGGAAGTGAGCGTGAAGGATCTCTGCAAGGTGAACTCGGGCCGCTGGATCCAGTATGCCCGCAACCTCGCCCGCACGCTGCATCGCCACGGCATTCTCATGCCCATCGTTTGCCGCGAGGATCTCACGGTCATCAACGGAATAGGTCGTCTGGAAATGCTGGCAGAAAAAGGTGCGGCATTTGCTCCGGTCGTGTTCGTCACCGAGGAGGAAGCGGAATTCGCCCGGGCCATGATGAATCTGCTCTCGATGGACTTCGACATCCACACGCGCTATGCCGACATGCTTCGGTTCAATTCGTTCCGCCGCGCACGCCGCGTCCGTCGCGAACTTGGCAACGGCTTCATCTTCGCCACGCACGGCGCGAAGCCATGCAAGGATTTCGACATCGGCAAAGCATCCGACCGCGCCCGCTGGACCAAGGAACATGGCTCGACGATTCTCGACTTCGGTGCCGGCCACCTGACGGAAACCTTCCTTCTGCGCCAGGCCGGGATCGACTGCACCCCGTTCGAACCGTATCGCCTTGGACCAGGGGGCATCAACAAGGCGGAGAGTGTGGAACTGGCACGCGCCTTTCTAGCCGAAGTGGCGGCGGGCAAAGAGTGGACGAGCATCTTCATCGCCAGCGTGCTGAATTCCGTGCCGTTCCGTGAAGACCGCGAGCACATCGCCTGCCTCTGCGCCGCTCTGTGCAAGCCGTTCACCAAAGTCTATGCCTGTGCGTCGTCGGCAGGGGAGTCCGGCTGGCGGCAGGTAAATGGCAAGGCGTTCATGAATGAGTCTAACGCGGGTAACATCGCGTTCCGCCTCGACTACGAACCCGGCATCCGCATCGGTGATTTTCAGGACAAGCCCAAGGTCCAGAAGTATCACACCGTTTCGGAGTTCCGCGACCTCTTCGGCCCGTTCTTCCGTTCGGTGAAGGTCGATGACTTTTCCAACAACATCAACGCAGCCTGTGCGTCGGCACGTCCCGTCGATCCAGCCCGCCTGCGTGCGGCCATCGAGTTCGAATTCAACCTGCCCTATCCGGACGGCACCCGCATGGAACTCGTGCAATGCGCCATGGACTCTTTCTCTCAACGTCTTCAGATTACCCTATGATCATCCTGCTAGATCTCAATTACACGCTGGTGGCGAACTCGCCCAAGCACGGCACCACGCCCGAGCGCATGGAGAAGCGACTGGCCAACGAGCAATACCGGCAATGGCTGGTGGAACTTGTGCGGCCACACACCGTCGTGCTCATCACCGCCCGCCCGGAAACCTGGACGATCAAGACGCTCGACCGCATCGAGGAGCAGACCGGCTGGCGTCCCCAGGATGCGTGCTTCGCGCCTAAAGGTTGGTGGAATCCACCGGCAATCAAAGAGCATCTGCTGAAAAAAGACGTGTTTCCAATTCACGGCGATGACGCCCGCTACCTCGCCATTGAGAGCAACCCTCGGACTCGCGAGATGTATGCGAAGTTCTCCATTCCCTGCTTATGGGTGACGGCGGAAGGCACCTGCCTGACCGAAGGGACGCGGATCGTCAAACGACTGCCGCGTTGACATCCGCCACGCGGGCATGAGTGAAGCCCAACGTGACGAGGTGATTCCACGCGGAGCCTGGCAGTTCGATCAGGAAGTGACTGCGGTGTTCGACGACATGCTCCAGCGGAGCATCCCGCAATACAACGCGATGCGCATGGTGACCTTTGAGGTTGGCCGGCGCTTCGTGCAACCCGGCACCACGATCATCGACATGGGATGCTCCCGCGGCCAGGCGCTCCTGCCGTTCGTTTCCAAGTTCGGAGCGGACAACGATTACATCGGCCTGGAAATCAGCGAGCCGATGATCGACGCGGCGCGGCAGAACTTCTCGTATCACCCTCACGGCAATCGCGTCACCGTCCAGTCTGCCGACCTGCGCCACGAGTTCCCTGGTGTGACATCCAGCCTCGTGCTCTCGGTGCTCACCCTGCAATTCACCCCCATCGAATACCGCCAGCAGATCGTGCGGCGGGTCTTTGAGTCACTGGCACCCGGCGGCGCGTTCATCCTCGTGGAAAAGGTTCTTGGTGCCACCGCCAAGCTTGATGAGGCGTTCGTGAACCTGTTCCTCAACATCAAGCGCGAGAACGGATACAGCGACGAGCAGATCGACCGCAAGCGTATGTCGCTCGAAGGCGTGCTGGTGCCTGTCACCGCTCGATGGAACGAAGAGCTTCTGCATCAGGAAGGCTTCACCTCGGTCGATTGCTTCTGGCGGCACCTGAACTTCGCCGGGTGGGTGGCGGTTAAACCATGATGCACCTCCATCCTTGAGCTTGTTGCGACACCGGTGATTCTGTAGTTTTCCGTCCTGTGACCCCGAAGTTCAACGAAATGGCCAAGGTGCGCGTCCGTTACGAAAACGGATCACAGGAAGGTTATGTCGTGGCCATCAAGCAGCAGGAAGGTCACTGTCTCTACAAGGTTTCCCATCCAGATCAGGAGGATTCAGCCGAAACTTGGGACAACTGGGTGCCGGAAGAGTGGCTTGAAGAAGCGAGGTAATTGCCGTCCCGGTCTTTATCTCCCGCTTGACACCCGCCATGCGGCGTGGAGCCGAAAGAACTGTCACCAGACATCGCGGGTAGAATCCTCGACGCCGATTTTCAAAACATCGTGAAGAAGGTTGCGGCGGGCAAACCGCTCACTGTGGCTGAGCGGGCCCGCATCGAATCCCGGGCGGCCGGTAGCGTGGAAACGATGGCCTACACCAAGACGCTCGTCGAACTGGCCGCCGTGCTTGGTGTTTCACGCCGCACGCTTTCGACCTGGCAGAAGCTGGAGGGGGCACCGAAGGCACTATCTAACGGCATGTGGCCAGTGGCAGACTGGCGCGAGTTCGTCCGGCTCCGCGGTTTGAATGCCGGTCGTGTACCGGTCGGCAACGAGGAGGCACTCAAGGCCCGCAAACTCTTGGCCGAAGTGGAGGAACGTGAGCTGCGAATCGCGGTGAAGAAGGGCGAATACGTCCCACTCACCAAGGTCCGTGAGGAATGGATCGGCCTGGTCGCCCAGGCGTCATCCATCTTGCGGGCAAAATTCGAGAATGAGCTTCCGCCCGTCCTTTCCGGACTCGACGCCACCGGCATCCAGCGGGAATGCCGCCGCGCCATCGACGAAGTCCTGCGATGTCTCCACGAAGGCTGATGGGGTGTTGACGTTGGCGGCAAGGGCATGAGTGTCCTCAAGGAAATCTGGCGCGAGGCGTGGCAACCGCCCGACCGTCGCCCCGCTTGGCAATGGTGTGAGGATCACATAGAGGCCATTCCCTATTCGCCTAATCCCGGACGCTTCCGGTCGGAGAACTCGCCGTGGATTCGCGAGGTCATGGAATCATTGGTCGATCCGCGCATTCGCCTGGTCTCGATCATTGCGTCGGTGCAGTCATCCAAGACCACCGCGCCTGAGCTGACGCTCTGCTACATCATTTCCAACCTGCCGGGACCCGCCCTGTGGCTCGACCAAACTGACGAGGACGCCCGCGATTATTCCGAGTCGCGCCTGCAGAAGCTTTTCGACCAGTGCCAGCCGGTCGCACGGCTCATGCCCACCGGCGTCCACCGCCACAAGCGCAAGAACAACGCGATCCAGTTTACCAACGGCATGACGCTCTGGATTCTCGGGGCGCACAACAAGACCAACCTGCAGCGCCGGTCGATCCGCTGGTTGATCGGTGACGAAACGTGGCGCTGGCCCCTAGGTCACATGGCGGAAGCTGAGGCTCGCGTCACCGCATTCGGCTGGCTCGGCAAGTGCATTTTCATGAGCCAAGGCGGTGAGGAAGACGACGACACCCATCGGAAGTTCGATACCACTGACCAGCGCGAGTGGACGTTTGCATGTCCCGAATGCGGCCATCGTCAGCCGTTCAAGTGGGAATGCGTCGAGTGGAGCAAATCGGCCAGGGATGAATCCGGCGAGTGGGATTTCGACGAGGTTCGGCGCACCACGGCGATGCGCTGCGAATCGTGCAACCACTACTTCAACGACGGCGAGCGCACACGTCGTGAACTCAATGCCACCGGTGCCTTCGTCGCCAAGAATCCAAAAGCATCGAAAGAAAACGTCGGCTTCCACTGGAACGCCCTGTGCGCGATGAGCTGGGGGCAGTTAGCCGAACTCTATCTGCGAGCGAAGGCGGCGGCGCGGAAAGGTGACGTTTCGTTGCTGCAACAGTTCTACCAGAAGCGACTTGGCCTGCCGTGGCGCGAATACGTCGAGGATTACAAACTCGAAATCGTCAAATCCGGCTACAAGCGCGGCGAGACGTGGGAAGAGGAAGGCGCGATTGATCCGAAGACCGGGCGTGTGATTTCCGCCCCACTGCCCGAGCGGGCCGGACTGATCCCGCTGCGTTTCATCACGGTGGACTGCCAGATGGACCACCTCTTCGTCGTGGTCCGCTCGTGGTCGGCGGAGGGATCGAGCCGACTCATGTGGAACGAGCGCATCCTGACCTTCACCGACATCGACGTGTTGCAGGAACGTTTCGAAGTCCATCCGAGCCTCGTGTTCCTCGACGCCGGCTATGCGACCTATGACGTCTATCGCGAGTGTGCCAAGCGCGGATGGGTGGCGCTCATCGGTGATCGTCGCCCGGTCTATGCCCACAAGGGGCGCGACGGGAAAACTGTTCAGCGGTTCTACTCACCCCGGCGCAAGGTCGTGCTGTCGCATCGCCAGCACTGCCACGTCCATTACTGGAGCAACCTCAACATCAAGGACACGCTTGCTCGCCTGCGGCGCAATCAAGATCCGGCTCAGGGGCCGACATGGGAAGTGCCCGATGACATCGACGACGACTTCCTCGCACAGATGGAAAGCGAGCAGCGCATCAAGGAAAAGGGCCAGTGGATGTGGAAGCAAATCGGTTCGCGGCCGAACCACTACTTCGACTGCGAGGCGGAACAGGCCGCCGCCGCCACAATGCTCAAGATCGTCGGACGCGAGTCGATCATGACCGCACCGGTTGACACTCCGGACGGGGAGTCATGAAAACCGTCACTATCCTTCGTTTCCTCACCTTTGTTGGTTCCGGCCTTTCCACGCTCGCTGCCCTCGACCTGACTGGCGTTGCCAGTTTGCTTGAACCCGGCATGGCGAAATACATGCTCGCCGCCGGTCCCGCTGCCCTCGCCGTGAAAGAACTCGTCGTCGTGCTCGGCGATCTCTTCGACGACGGCAAGCCTAACAAATCGTTCAAGATCGGTCTGTTCTGCTTCGCCATGGCGGCGCTGACCGTGCCGTTCCTTGCCTCGTGCTCCACGCCACCCGTGGTCACTGGTGAGTTCATCAGCAAGGACGGACGACTCACCGTTCATCCGGACGGTCGCTTCGAAATCGTCGTGGAACCCCGCACTTCCAAGTAAGTCATGAGTGCGGCACTGTGGAAGAAGATCCAATCGTTTTTGGGAATCACCGCTGATGGCGTCCCGGGCGACCAGACGGCCAATGCGGTGGCGGCCAAGTTCGGGCTGATTTCGCAGGTCCCGACCTTCGATTCCCGTTCCGAGGCGAACATCGCCACACTGGTTCCCGGCGCACAGGCGAAGGCACGCGAATGGCTGGTGCGATGCCGTGCCGAGGGAATCAGCGTGAAGGTGATCTGCGGCCTGCGGACCTACGATGAACAGGCTGAACTCTATGCACAGGGTCGAACCAAGCCCGGTTCCAAGGTCACCAACGCCATGCCCGGCTATTCGTGGCACAACTTCGGCGTGGCGTGGGACTTCGTGGTCTTCGACGCCAACGGGCAACCGCAATGGGACAGTCCCCTGATGGACCGGTGCGGAGAGATCGGAGAGGAACTCGGGCTCGAATGGGGTGGACGCTGGAAGAGTCCCAAAGACAAGCCACACCTTCATCTGAAGACCGGAGTCACGCTTGCCGAGGCGCGCCAGCGAGTGAAGGACGGTAAGCCGGTCGCGTGAGCCGTTGACATCTGTTTCCGAACATGCCTCGTCCCATCAACACCACCACGCGCATCGGACAGTTGCGTTCAATCCTCGGCCTCAAGGCACACGAGTTCGCCACGCTCGCAGGTATTTCACCGGGATTCCTCAGGCGAGTGGAATCCGGCTATGACAGCATATCGACCCAGTCCACCGAACGCATTGCCTTCGCCGTTGGTGTTGATCCCGATTGGCTGTTAGGCGGAGGCGATGACCTGTGCCCGACACGGCTGGATCCCGTCACCGGGGAACTGGTTTCCATGACGCGGGGGGACTACGAGGTGGGGCCGGTGAAAAACCTGACAGGTCCGCTGAATCCGGTTTTCGAGCGTATGAATGATGACATGCTGCTCAGGGTCCGTGCCGCGCTGCATGCCGCCGAACGACATACGAAAAAAGGCGCTGCCTACCATGTCCTCGACCGCACGCTTGGCGAAATGATGGATCGCATCGCGTCTTCCCCTGCGGAGGCCGAGGAGATGCGGGGCACGTTCGCTACCGAACTGAAAGCTCTTCGTTGACACCCATTGCCGTGCATGGCACGCGGACTCTTCATCACCGGCTTCACGATTTCCGAAGTGCTCGCGATCCAGCAGCGGGCGAAGGAATTTCTGATCGAGGGCAAAACCCTCATGACCTGGAACGAGGCGGGCAGCTCGGCATCGAAGC